TTGCCAGCAATACATTCTTTCCACATCTCATGACCTGGAAATTTTTTATGCTTTAGTTTTTTGTAAGTTGTACATAATTTATCGGTCATATATTCAAGCTTATTACTTGTAAAACCAAAAACTTTAGATGCAATAATCTTAGTATCTATATGCTTAACGCTTCCTGGAGGTTGAAATCCTTGCATGATGAAGCGTGCATTTAATTTCTTAGTATCAAATGATTTACCATTTTGGGTAATCACAATATCAGCTTCATTTAAGAGATTCCATATCCCTTGTAATAAAGCTTTATCATCTTCAATATTTTTTGCATTTCTTTGATCTGCATACATTACCTTAGATGGAGGATCATCGAGCCATTTAGCACTCCAACTTAATACATGCCAATCTGCAATAATTTGATTTAAAGAAACATTATTATCCCATAAACCCCAAACATGGGCCAAAATAGGAGCAGTTTCTATATCAAATAGAAGAACTCTAGGGCCTGCAAGTTTCGGCTGTTTGCTCTTCTTTTTTCGTTTAGCCATTATTTCCCCAATCCAATTGATTTCAATATTTCATCATGTATATCTTCGATAGATCTACCGTCAACATCTATTCTAACAGTATTAAATCTATGTGACATTTCATCCATGTTTTTAGATACCTTCTCAATAAAAGTATTCCCTCTAGATTCCATTGCATCACCGGTAGTAAATTCTTGTTTAGATTCTCTAGCCTTTGCAAGGCCCTTTAAAGAATCGCCTCGTAGGTATATTACTGAATCATAAATATACTCAGGTTTTATAGGTAGAATATCTTTACCTGCATCAGCAGAATCGATGTTTTGTGTAGCCATTAAATATAAGTTTGAAAAGGAATTTCCACAAGCTTCTCCGTAAGCATATCCGCTCAGAATTCCTCTATCTTGAATAATATAGTCATATTCGTATAGATTAGGAACAATGAGTCGTTCAAGATGAATTGAACGAATTGCTTGAGAAATAAATTCTCTTGCAGGTCTTGTCATTTCTGCATCGTATTGATTATCTAGCATGATCCCTCTCAATTTCATTGTAAGGGGCACTAGATCAATACCTGGCTCTTTTGTTTGTAATACGCGAAATCCTCGCGCCTTCAGCGTATCAACAAGTAATTTTGTTTGTGTTGTTTTACCAACACCCTCAGTTCCCTCTAAACAAATATAACGTGCTTTTTTCATAACAACATTATACAAATTTATATGAAAAACAGGTATTTACAAGCGTTTCTTGAGTTCTTTGAAGAGATTATATAGCGAATCAATTGATTTAGTCATTTTAGTTGATGCATACCAATCAGAAATACTTTTCTTTTCATGGTCTGGTAAAGCATCAAATATACCTCTCATTGAGGCTTCATCATGTCCATGAGTATTCAATGGAGATAAATGTAAACCTTCAGGGTATTCAATTTTTTGAGGTGTGGCAGTGTCGACAGGTTTAATTGGTTGTACAGATTGTTTTATTTTTGTCTTTTTACCACTAGTAATAGCCCTTACATTAGCTAATGCTTGACTCTTCATTTCATCAGTTGCATTTGCATCACCCAATATTACAGCACTTCTCATGATTGCTTTAATATGTTTTGCATTAACTGATTTTATTAATTGTTCAATTTCTCTTAGAGTCATGCTATTATTTTATCAGACATTAATATAATGAGTTTATGCAAATAAAAAAGGCCAGGAGTTCATCCTAGCCTTTGTTACATTAACCGAAGTTAACTATTTGAATATTACTTACCAACGTTTTCGAACAAGCAGTTGAATCGTGGAGTATATACGAATAAAGCTCCGTACATAACAATCGCGAACTCAAGAGCAGTTGTAACGATAGCAAAGTTGATTTTGCTCAATGGAGCCAATTGTTTAAACTTCATGCACTCAGCACTCATGTCTAACAAGAAAGCTTCACCAAGACCAGCTTGCTTACGACCAGCTAATACATAAGTTGTATTACCTTGGTTCGCAAAATTTCCTGCAAACTTTTCAGTTCCAACAGCACCGCCTGGAGCAGATAAATATACTTTCATATACTTAACGCCAGCTGGCATTCCAGAAACTGTCAAAGTGACGATCTGACCTGCAGTAGCAGTAACAGCAGCACCTTGTACTGGGATTGACTCGCCAGCATCATTAACAAGAGTAACTTTGATTTGGTATGTACCAGCAGCAAGAGCTGAACCAGAACCTGAAGCAGCAGAAGCTACAGCAAGAGAACCTGGTTGAGGAGCTTGAGCAGAAACAGAAAGCGCACGAGCACCAGCGCGAGGGCGCAAGAACAAGTTAGGCTTAAAGTCGATAGCACCAGCAGTTGTTGTCATTTTGCTTACATCGTATCCAACTGTTTGACCAGAAAGACCCGGAGCAGAACGAAATTGAGGATAGAACTGTTTAACGAAAGCTGACAATGCAGCTGGTTCGATGTGCAATTCACTTGGAGAACCGAAATTCTCTAAAGCGATAACAGCTAAACGTTCGATATCGTCTTGAGCGATTACGTTACCACCAAGATCTTGAGCGATAGATTGAGCATCGCCGTAACCTTCGAAGTCACCAGATCGCATTAATACGTCTGAATCACCTTTTTTTAATTGTTGTAACAAACCAGACATCGCGATACTGTTCTGTGGAAGATCAGCAGGAGAACCTGAGTTTGAACCGTCTAAACGATTAATGAAATGAGCATGACCCCAATACATTTCACGTTCAACGTTTTTAAGAAGGTGCATAGTTCCTTCTTTTGCTTGTTGTGCAACGATGTCACCAACAGTCGTTCTTACCAAAGTCATTTGGTGAGAAACTTTACGTCGTGTACCGAAGAACACGATTTTTTGACCGTCACGAACGTACGTTGAATCTTCTTCAATCGGCGCTCCACCCTCACCAATATATGGTGCAGAGTCTGATCCGTAGCTGATCAAGCGGTTATATTGCTCGAACAAGTTATATGCCTTATCAACGGAGATTGCAGGCCACATTTTCAAGTTTTTCATGTCGAAGGTAACACTTTTCAATGTAGCTTCTAATGATTCCGCTTGAAGGACACCACCATAAGTGAGGTCTGTAGGTTTACCAGCTCCGCCGTAACCGGCTGTGATGGCTTTGTTAAGGTTTTCGATGTCTGAGGCAGACACGATACCTTGATCTAGCCCTGATAGAATTTGATTAACAGCGTCTGTCATCATTTTCGTTTTCTCCTTTTAATTACGAAATCTCGTATTTTTTAGCAATTTGTTGTAAGTCTTGTCCCATTTCAGCTTTAGTAATATCTAAAGAGTCAACTTTTGTACCAGACTTTTTAAGTTCAAATAATTTAGAAGCAACTGCAGCTTTAGTCAACGGCTCAGAATATCCTTCATCACCGCTCTTTAATAGAGGAGTAATGGGTGTTCTTGCAGTAGCACCTTTAGGAGCAACTGGTTGATCTGCAATCTTGTTAACTAAATCAAGGATTGTAGAAAGCTTGTCTTCAAGAGGTTTCACACGCTCTTCAACGTATGACTTCATCAAAGACTCTGATTCTTCAGCGGATTTTTTCAATTCGCCTTTGTGCATGTCAAGAAGCTTTTGAGCCATCTTCTTTTCTTTTTCTTCATGCTTAGGATCATCTTTGTGAGGTTCTTTGTCCTCTTTTTTATCTTTATCTTCTTTTTTGTCCATGTCTTTGTCGTCTTCGTCGTCTTTATCGCCGTCATCTTTGTCGGCTTTTTCAGCTTCGTCGTTAACGCCTTTTTCCATGTCTTTGTCGTCGTCTTCGTCTTTGTCTTTGTCGTCATCTGCTTTAGCAGCATCTAACTTACCATCAGACGGTTTACCAGCGATACCATCGCCAGGACCTTCGATTTTTATTTCAGAGGCAGCAAATCGTGATTTGCGCAACTCATCCAGTTCTTGGAGAGTTTCGTCAATCAAATCTGTTAGACTCTTTTGTAATTTGTTATCCATCGTTTTCTCCTTCAGTTACCGTTTAGATTACTGACCAAGACCGATAATATCGCTATGTCCACGAAGTGATGCAGAAAATGTAGCATCGCTATTTTCAAGCAAAATATCATTTGCCATAGCAGCACACATTGCTAATACTTGAGCAGCAACAGCTGAATCAATAATATCAGACATTGCATCAGCTGCAGTACTTGCAGACTTGATTTTGATTTTTCCAGGATTTCCAACGCCGATTCCAAGATATGGAGACACGCTAGAGTCAACACCACCAACAACCGAAGGGCTGAATGATGCATCAACATAACTGATTGTTAAATCGTTTGATCCGTTTTCAATAACGACAGCGGATTGGCTTTCAGAGTTCACAGTTAGACCTAACATTTTAGCGTTACGAGCTAGCTTGTGAAGAATTGCAGCAGAATTTGCCATGAGTAATATCTCCTTTTACATTTTGAGTTGAAACTCAATTATGATTTAATATACCACGTGTCTTTACTTAAACACGGGATTGTTACTTACTTGTTACCTATGAGGGCATCGTAAAGCTTTTCAAAACTCATACCATGACCACACTCCCTACATTTTACCTGATACTTTGCATGAACTTGTTCCTTGCCACAGTTATTACAAGTTATATACTTAAAACTAGGTCGACCTTGTTCTAAGGATTCAGCTTGGATAACTGATCCACCAGTGCGAGAAGTAGGAGCTCCCGCTGCACCATAACCAGCTACCATAGCCTTCTTAAGTGCTTTCTTTTGTTCAACTTTTTGAGGTTGACGCTTCTGATACTCTGCCATAACATCTTTAACATATGGATGATCAGCAAAAGCGTTTTTACCGCCTTCTTTATATTTATTCCAAGAACCTTTTAAACCATTAAGCCAACTATAAGTTAACTGCTGATCACTTTTAGTTTTACTTTTATTACGTTTAAATTGTGAAACAGCAAAATCTGCGTCAGCTTGAGCATCATTATTAAATGTATCAGTGAACTGTTTATGGTTCTTTGATATATCTTTAGCAGCTTCTAATAATTTAGGGTATTTTTTAGCAAGTTCTGGATCTTTATTTAAAATAAAAGCAGCGGATTGCGGCATCATTCCAAATATTCCACCAGCAGTATGTCCTTTATGAGGACCATCAGTCATGGTTTGATGATTAAGATTTTTACCACCAGAAGACTCTTTCATACCTATAGCGCCTAATAATGGGTACTGTTTTGCAATATTTGCATATACCTGTTCATGAGTGAGTTTAGGTACAGCTTGCGCGGTTGGCGCACGATATGCTGGATCATGTTGAACAGCCGATGGAGACATAGATAATGCAGTAGCGGTTCCTGCGGCAGCAAGGGCATGTTTAAGACCCTTTTCCATAGTATCTTCATCGCGAAGTTCTTTAACCATCTCATTAATTTTAGCCATATTAGATTGAATTTTTGACTCTAAAGCTTTTTGTAAAATCTTTTGTTTAGATGGAATTGTAATATCACCTTCGATTCCTAATTCTTTCATTAGGTCGACAAGTTTATATAGATTATTTTGAACTTTTGTAGCTGATGCATCTCTTACAATATGACGAAAAGATGGTACATTTGTCTCAGCTAAATGCAATACGGATTTAATAAGAAGCATATCTGCAACTTCATTAATTTCTGATTTATTTAAGCTAATAGGTTCAATAAGGGTATTGTTATTTGCAGGAGTAAATGTAAGTGCAACTGAATGAATTTTTGTTCTAGCAAGTAAAGATGAATCAGAAATACCGCGAGAAAGTACGCCACCTTCAACTGAAGCTTTTAATTGTAATGGAGTATCTGCTTTATGTATATTTCTTAATATAGCTGCTGCTGCTCTAGCATTAGGATGATCTTCGTCGTCATATAAGTATCCCTTAACATAAATATAAGGGGCTTTTACTTTATCCCAATAATATTCTTGACGTTCGTTTTCACAATCATCTCTTTTAAAGATTTTCTTTGCACCAGTGATTCGGCCAATAGAATTAAAGAACCCTTTACCGTGGTTATCATTTAAGCGACCTTTTCCTGCTTCAAGCTCTGAAATATCAGCGCCCTCTACGGAAAGCATCTCCCCTTGGGTGTCCCTAAGCTGGGATCCAGCAATCATGTCAATTTCTAAAGGTTTTTTAGCCACATATAGATTATACTACAATTCTAAGTTGTGCTATCTGTAGATTTTATAGTCTGGGGCTTCAGAGTCGGCAATTACAGCCTCTCCATTAGATTTAAGGTCTGAGAAGGATTTGTGTTCACGCATTTTAGTTAATGCTGTTTTTTCTATTTTTTTAATAGTATCTACTGAAACATTTAATAGGGCTGCAAGCTCTATATCAGAAACTGATTTTTCAGTTGTATAGGTAGTTAAGTATTCAAAGAAGCAATAATGAGCTAATTGATGATCAATTGCCCATGGACAACCTGGTAAAAGAGCCTCTTCTTCTTCAGAGAGCTCTCTTCCAGCATTTCTTATAGCTTTTAAACGCAATACAGCAAGTGGACACCAATTATCTGGCATTTCTTCAAGACGTCTTGGACATCTTTCATCCATGTTAGTTTTTGGTGTCTTTGACATTTAGTGCGTCACTTCTTGGAGAACAGTTTCAGTTGCTTGACTAGGGTTTCTAATTGAAAGGAGTTCAACTTCGTGAAGTATGTTATTCAATGTTACACTAACCTTAGTTCCAACCTTTTGACCAGTTAAACTTGTAATAAGTTCTGGAACACCAGATTCTGATAATTTAAGTCGTGAACGAAATAAACCAACATCATTACCTTCTGCATCTTTAGCAGTAGAAGTAATTGTTACTGTACTATCAGCAGACACAACATCTGCAACTAATAAGGCATCTTTAGTATCTGCCTTAGCAGCAGCTTCATTAAAGTCTACTAAACGTTGCTGGTTTTGAATCTCATTCAAAACTTCAGGCGCAATGTTGAGGTGCTTTTGCAAAGCAGAATATTTATATTGCAAAATATAAAGTTGATTCAACGCTGAACCAAGATCTTCTGACATTGTTTTAACACTTTGCATTAGTTGTTGAGTCATCATTTGAGAAATACGCGATGCCATTTGCATATTTTTTAATTCAGTCTCTAGTTCTCTAAATTGCTCTTTTTTAGACGCCTGTGCTGGTACGCGAAAACCCTTCATTATTTAGCTCCTTTGTCGATAGCTCTTTTATACATTTCTTTATAAAACTTTACTTCATCTGAGTTAAGAGATAGCTCAGATGAGCTTCCACCTAACAATTTACCTAATTTACTATTTAGAAATAAACGAATTTCATTCTCTAAATCCAAATATACTGGATTCTTACCTTTTAGGATTGGTTTGGAGAGAATGTCGTTAATTACGTTTGCAACTTCTAATTTATGTTGTTCAGGTGTCTTACCTGGATATTTAATTTTTGTTGTATCAATTGTTTTATTAATATCAACTTCCGTAGTTGTAATATTATCACCAGATACAGTAACCTGTAAAGTCTTTTGTTCTAAAATTGCAGCATTTTGCTGTTCCATAATTTCTTTAGCATCTGGAAATTTATTTACAAATGATTGTAACGTAATTGGTTCAAATCCATATTTATGGGCCATAGTTGAATAAAGTGCTCTAGCCCTAGTAAATTGAACCTTTGTTAATGGTTCTTTATTATCAACACATCTTTTCCAATGTGCTTCTATTGAGTTATCTGTCATCCATATACGTTGGACACCAACAGAATCTTCTATTTCACGCAATACATCAATAGATTCTTCATCTAAGAGAGATTTACGACCATAAATTTCTGGCCAAATTAATTCACCATAATGTGTACGATCTAATACAATATCTTTATTAGCGGCAGAGGTAATAAGATCTGCCATTTCTTGAAGATATTGATCTGATGTTGTTCCTTTTGCAGGAGCAGAAAGGTGGATGATCTCAAAGCCTAGGGTCTCGAAATATGAAGCAACTGTTGATTTACCAGTGCGATCTAATCCTTCAAGTAATACTAATGCCATTGATTCTCCTCATTCAAGGGAGATTATACAAAGAACGGACGGAACTCTAAGGCAAGTTCAATTGTTGTTTCTTTATCTATAACCTCTAAATGGTATAGTACATTCAACAATTTCATATAGGCAACATAGTGTTTATTGTCTACTATATTGCCCTTTATAATATATAAATTCTTATTCATCCAATTTGTTAATTGGATTTGCTATCAATTTGCCGCCTACATTTGATGCCTGAGAAGCACCAAATTGTTTTGCAGCATTTTCAAGTGGATTACCTTGACCATGATGAACAGCATCAGCGGCAGCTTGAGCTTTAAGTTGCTCCATCTCCATTTGATGCTTTTCTTGTTCTCTTTTATGACTAGCTTCAGCATGACCATGTTGTTGTTCTTGAAGTTTCATTTGCATCTCATGAGCTTGTTGCTCTGGAGCTTGTTGAGCAGCCATTTGCTCTTTCTGCTCTTTAGCAGAATCAATAGCAAGTATTGTTTGTTGCCAAGACATAAATGCTGGATCACCAGGAATATATTGTAGTTCTCTACGTTGAGAAGCACCTTTATCTTTAAAGAAGATTTCGCGAATTTCTCCACGAGTATAGTTCTTTTCAACTAAAGCCCAAAAAGCTTGATTAAGTGGTAAATTAGCAGCTTCAGTATTAATCTTACTCTTTTGAGATTGGATCAATAAATCATTCATTGATTTCCATACAGTCATCTCAGCTTGCATTTGAGCAATTTCAGTTTGAGGCGTTTCGTCTGTATAGCCAGTAAAAATAAACTTATATTTATCACTTAACGATTTATCAATAGCAGGAAGAATCTCACCATTAACCATATCTTCCATAAACATAAGAATAGGATAAAGACCACGTTCTCGTGAGTATGTAATTTTATATTCATTATTAGATTGTTGAGCAGGGGATTTACCATTAGCAGAAACTAAGTAGTCTAAACCAAGTTCTACTGGATCAATTTGGAATTGAGCACAAACAATACGCATTAAGTGATTATTGAAGTTGATGTATTCCATCTCCTTCGCAGAACCAGACATTGGCACCCATTGAACTTCATCTAAACCAGCAACAATTGGAGTTCTCCAAGCATGTTGTTGACCTGAAATTGTGTTATAAAATTGACGACGAAAATTCATCAATTGAGCCTGAGTTACAGTACCTTTTAAATGAAGAACACCACGTGCAGCATATCCATGAGTAAAGAAATTACTATTGTAGTTTTCTACATTTAGATGATTTGTAATATTAATGATAGCAAGTTCTAGTGGAGAATAACAATAACCATTAGAGTCAGCAAAATTTTGTGGATTAAAATTCTTAAAGATTAAATCTTCATCTCCAAAATAGTTTAGAGGCTGCATATTATAAGACATTTGCACATACTTATAAAATTCATTCTCTACTGCATTTACTTGTTGATCTGTTTTAGGATCATTATCGCTTAATGGTTGACCATAAGTTTGTTTTGCAGCCTT